AATTCCGTTCATAGTCACTTGGAGGTGACGATATGGCATATGTATCAACAGACTCCGCTTCTTTAGGCGGAACCGCTGGTGGTGCTGGTCTAGTACAGAAGGCGTATGACCGTCTTCTAGAATTCGCTCTCCGTTCAGAACCCCTAATTCGTTCTGTAGCAGATAAGCGTCCAGCACGTCAAGCAATTCCTGGTTCAACCGTTGTTCTACAACGTTATGTTGACCTTTCAGCAGCAACAACTGCTCTGACAGAAACAACTGACCCAGATGCAGTAGCAATGTCAACACCAACATCAGTAACCATTACTCTTAACGAGTACGGTAACTCAGTGTTGGTAACTCGTGCATTAGAGTTATTCTCTCTTGCAGATGTTGACCCTGCAATCGCAAACATTATTGCATTCAACCTTGCAGATTCTATCGATTCCGTAGCAATGACAACATTGCGTGGCGGAACTAACGTAATCTACTCAGGTTCAACTGCAACTTCAACAGCAACAATCACTGCTGCTGCAACACTATCTTCTGCTAACATCCGTAAGGCTGTTGCTAAGTTACGTGCTGGTAAGTCCGTTGCTCGTAAGGGTTCACTATACTGGGCTGGTATCCACCCAGAGGTATCCCACGACCTACGTGCTGAGACAGGTTCAGCAGGATGGTTACTTCCTAACCAATACGGCTCTGTTCAAGACCGTATCTGGGCAGGAGAAATTGGAACATACGAGGGTGCATACTTCGTAGAGTCTCCACGTCTGTACTCAGCAACTGATGGTGCTTCATCTGCAAAGGTGTACCGCACAATCCTTGCTGGACAACAGGCATTGGCTGAGGCAGTTGCCGAAGAGCCACACGTAGTTATCGGACCAGTAGTTGACCGCTTGATGCGTCACCGCCCAATGGGTTGGTACGGCGTATTAGGATTTGCTCGCTACCGCGAAGAGGCACTATACAGAATCGAATCAGGTTCATCAATCGCTTAGTTGATTGACGGTAGGGCTAGGGGAAACTCTAGCCTTACAGTAAGTTCATTAAGGAGAACAATGGCAGATTATGTTTTTAAAACACCTACAGTCCGAGAAGGACCAGCAGGTAAGCACAGATTATTTTACTTCTATAAATTAGACAGAGGCATCAGCATTGCTAAAAGCAGTGGAGTATATTCACAGGTTCGCTATGTTCTTGATGATGTACAGGATGATTACCAAGAGTTCTATCGTGGTGGATATAACCATATAGTTAACGATGCAACAAGAACGGCTTTAATTGCTGGTGGTGTAGGCGTAACCTCAGCAAACTTTACAGCAATATAAGGGGATATATGAAACACTGGGAACATCATCCAGAACCAATTGATGGATGTTTTGGATGTAAAGGTTTAGGACTTCAGATGAACTCTGGAGATGCCAAGCGGGACATTTCAGATAAGAAATGGACTGCTGAATTAAATGCTTACAAAGATGCAAGAGCACAAGGAATACAACCATCAGGAACAACTATGCGTCACGTACAAGAAGCGCATAGGGCTTCAGAAGTTTTAGGTAAAGCGTATGATGCGGACACTATGCCTAAAGCAAAAGATATAACTCCAAAAGCCGCAGCCGTAATGAAAGAGATAGGACAAATATAATGTCAGTTAAAGGTGAGAAGTACGCTTCAAAGAAAGCAATGATGAAACACGAAAAGAATGAGCCAATGTCTATGCGTATGAAAGAATACGGCAAGAAGGCTGCTAAGAAGTCAATGAAGAAGGCTGTTGTAAAGAAAATGGGAAAGAAGAAGTAATATGGCAACCCCAAAATCTAAAGTATTAACAGGTAAAGCAGCAATCTCTGCATACGAAAAATCTATTACAGAGACTGGTAAAGCCAAGGCTGCTGCTGATGCTAAAAAAGCGCTTGAGGCAAAATATCCAGGAATGTTTATAACAGATGTTCGTACCAGTGCTGGTGTTAATAGAGGCAACTAATGAAGAAGCCTACTAAAGCAACAAAGAAGACAGCCAAAGTTATGCGTGAGTTTAAGTCTGGCACTCTTCACTCTGGTAAAGGTGGCAAGATAGTTAAGTCTCGTAAGCAGGCAATTGCTATTGCCCTGTCTGAGGCTGGTAAATCTAAGGCAAAGAAAAAGTAATGTCATCGGGTCAACGCAAGCGTCACGATGGATTTAATAAATCTATTATTCGTGATGGAGTAATTGTTATCCTTCGCAAGAATGGTAGTGAGAAAACTCGCCTTGACCCAAAGACCAAAGAAGTCATTAAGGGGACTAAATGAAAAAAGCATTTTGGGATAAAAAGAATCCTAAGAAAACTTCTAAAAAATTAACATCATCACAGAAAACTGCTGCTAAGGCTAGAGCCAAAAAGGCTGGAAGACCTTATCCTAATTTAGTGGACAATGCGGCAGTTGCAAGGGGCAAAAAATGACAGCAGCGTGGACACGTAAAGAAGGCAAGAACCCTAAAGGCGGGCTAAATGCGAAGGGCAGAGCATCCTACAAGGGTGGAACTCTCAAAGCACCCGTAAAGAGCGGTGATAACCCCCGTAGAGCCTCATTTTTGGCACGTATGGGCGGTATGCCAGGACCTGAACGTAAGCCTAATGGAGAACCAACAAGATTACTACTATCCCTGCAGGCCTGGGGTGCTAGTTCAAAGGCTGACGCAAAACGTAAAGCCAAAGCAATATCCGCTAGAAACAAGAAATAATTAAGGTGGGGACAATGAGTAAAAAAGATTCTGTTGCATTAGTATGGTGTGATAATGGAATGGTAGATGGTAAGTTTATGCAAGGCGTAGCAGATGTAATGCTAAAATCTGGCATAGAATTTGCTACAACATTAAGAAGTCAAGGCAATCAGATTGCTAGACAAAGACAAACAAGTATTGATTACTGGTATGACAAAACTCCACACGAGTGGTTGCTATGGATAGATTCAGATGTAGTAATTAGCCCAGAAAAATTCAAGTTACTATGGGATAATAAAGATGCTGAGAAGCGTCCAATAATTACTGGGGTATATTTTACTACAGACACACCAGAAGAGCCTTTAATGGCTCCACTACCTACAGTATTTAGTTTCACTAATAAAGGTGATGGAAGTTTTGGTTTAACCAGAATACATCCATTACCAGAAAATCAGTTAATCAAAGTAGATGCAGCAGGTATGGGATTTATCCTAATGCATCGCAGTATAGTTCCAAAACTTCGTGAAATAGCACCAGACGGTCAGTTATTTATGGAGATGGGACGAGGAACTAAATTTATAGGTGAAGATATATTCTTCTTTGCTCTATGTGATAAGGCTGAAGTTCCACTGTATTGTCATACTGGAGCAACTGTTCCACATATGAAACGGTTCTCATTTGATGAGCATTACTATCGAGCATTCTTTGGTAAACCTAAAGAAGAACCTAAGTCAAAACTTATTACCCCTGATAAAAAAATCATTACACCTAGATAGGATAAACAATGCCAACAGGTACCGCAGGTAGCACTCTATGTGCTGAATTAAATCGCCTAGCCAATGGTGGAACTTACCCAGCAATAACAGTATTTCTTGATGAACAAGGTGCTGCTAATAAATGGGCTAGTACATCAGGGCTTGGAATAATTGCAGCCTTAAACATTAAGGCAAGTGCTGGTAGAGCACCTTCTGCTTATAAAGATTTAAATGGTATCTGTAATGAACTTGCTGGAACTACTGGCAAATCAGCAATTGACGCACTAAGGAGCATAGCCTCTTGACAACTACATTAACCGATTTAATCAATGAGGTCCAGATTAACCTTGCAGGTTATACCTATCAACAGGATAGAGCAACACACTTAACCTCTGCTGTTACTGGCACAACATCATCATCTGCATCTCCTACTATCTTATCTTTAGGTTCAACTGAGAATCTAGGTAAGGGTATAGTTGAGATTGATGAAGAATTAATGTGGGTAGATTCATTTGACCGTGTTGCTAACACAGCAACTGTATCTCCTTATGGTCGTGGTTATCTAGGTACTACTGCTGCTACACACACATTAGATACTAAGGTTACTATCTCACCAACCTTCCCACGTTATGTGGTTAAGAAGGCTATTAATGATACTATCAATGCTGCTGGTTCTAGCATCTTTGCTGCTAAAGCAACCACTTTTACTTTTAATGCTGCTCAAACAACCTATGATTTTGATGGATTAAATATCCAAAACGTTCTTACAATTATGTGGCAATCAGTTGGTCCATCACTTGAATGGATTCCTGTGCGTCGCTGGTCTTGGGATTCTAAAGCAGATGCTACAGCATTTGGTGCTACTGCTCAAACAGTAACCATTGGAGATTACATTACTCCTGGTAGAACTGTTAAAGTTATTTATGCTACTGACCCAGTTGCATTTACAACCAATGCTCAAGACTTCTCAACACAAACTGGCTTACCAGAATCTTGTAAAGACTTGATTGTTCTTGGCGCTTCTTATCGTTTGCTTACCTACCTTGACCCTGCACGTGCTGCTCAAGTTAGCCCACAAGCAGATGAGACAGATAGCAAGCGTCCTTATGGTTCATCTCAAACTGCAACAAAACAACTATACGCACTATATACACAACGTCTTAATGAGGAAACTCAAAGACAGCAAAACCTGTATCCAATCCGCGTCCACTACAGCCGATAGGTAAATAAATGACAACACGCAAATACTCCTCACGCTCACAACAGACTACATTATCTGCAGCAATAACTTCTACTGCTACTACTGCAACTGTAGTATCAGGAACTTCACTACTTGGTGGAGTTACAGTTCCTGCTGGCCAGACCTTTACGGTGGTGATTGACCCAGATACAGCCCTTGAAGAAATTGTAGATATAAGTAACTACTCTTCAGGCAACACTATCTCTATATCTAGAGGTATAGATGGCGCTAGTCCAGGTACTGGCTCTGCCCACTCTGCTGGTGCAGTAGTACGACATATGGCAATTGGTAGAGATTACCGTGAAGCCAACACTCACATTGAAGGAACTCTTGCTCAACACACAGCAACAACATCTGCAGAACTTCGTGGAGTTATATCAGATGAAACAGGAACTGGCTCTTTAGTATTTGGTACTAGCCCAACTTTGGTAACACCTATCCTTGGAACTCCCACATCAGGAACATTAACTAACGCAACTGGATTACCTTTAACCACAGGCGTAACTGGAACTTTACCAGTAGCCAATGGTGGTACTGGTATCACTTCACTTGGAACTGGCGTAGCCACATTCCTTGGAACTCCATCTAGTGCAAACCTTGCTGCTGCCCTTACAGATGAGACTGGAACTGGCTCAGTAGTACTTGCTACTAGTCCAACTCTTGTAACTCCAGTATTGGGTGTAGCAACAGCAACGTCTATCAATGGAACAACTATTCCTTCGAGTGCTACTCTTGTTAAGACAAGTGATACTGGCACGGTAACTAGCACAATGATTCTTGATGGAACTATTGTTAATGCTGATATTAATACCTCTGCTCAGATTGCATATGGTAAAACTAACCTTACAAACAGCATTGTAGATGCAGACATTAATGCATCCGCTGCTATTGCTTGGACAAAGATTGCCCCATCATCAACAGTGTCTACAACTGAACTTGGCTACCTAGATGGCGTAACCTCTGCAGTTCAGACTCAATTAGATTCTAAGTTGGCTACTGCTACAGCAGCAAGTACATATGCTGGATTAGCAAGCC